ATGCGGGGAACGCGGATGCCCTGTCGATGCTCCTTCGCCGGGCCTTCGTGGACCAGTACAGCGGTGCGGTGCTGGAGGATTTCCGGAAACAGATTGAGCAGCAACTCCCGGAGAAGCTGGTCAAGAAGCTGCCGCCTACGCCCCCCATGGGCACCTTGGACCTTGAGGGTGTCATGACCTCCGGGTATTTCTTTGCCTAAAACATGCAGAAGGGAGATGAACCCATGTCGAACACGAAGTTGCACTTCAGGTTCCGGTACGGCAAGTGGCACTGCTGGAGGAGGGACGCGGACGCCCGGGCGATCCCGTCTTGGGCGATCCCGTCTTGGGCGTACATCGGGTCCGGGAGGACCCTTGATGCGGCCCACGTCCACCTCCTCCTGCAGGAGCGTTGCGCCCCGCGTCCGTACCGGGGAATCAAGTGAAACCCTACTAAACCCTCACCATAACTCTGACCGATCCCCGGTCGGAGTTCCCCTCAACTCCCATGAACTCTGTTCTCGACAAACTCAGCTTCACCAACCCGCACGACGCAGTCACAGCGGCGTACCAGCAGGTCTCGGCTACCCAAACTATGGCCCCCAACCTGCAGGTCGCCGGAGCGGCCGTTCTGTTCATCAACCTGTGCGAAGGCCTCGGCCTGAACCCCAGCGAGGTTATCAACAAGGCACAGCGGTTGACCACCGATGCGGACACTTTCTACACCACCACCATCCGTGCTCTTCGTGAGTACATCAAACAGGAGATTCACAGCAAATGAGTCCGAGCAACGCGCAGGTCCGCATCACCCTCACCGGGGCCGAGTTCTCGGTTCTGGCGGGGATTCTCAATAGCGACAAGTCGGCGGATGCCCTTGTCGATTTCATCCGCTCCGCCGCGCCCAAAGTCGGCGTGGATCACGTCCCGGCCCTGCTCTCGGAGGGCATGGCCATGCGCAGCAAGGTCCTCGCCGGTATCCGCACCGTGCGCGTGGCCGTTGTCGACAACAACCAACAGGAGGGCATCATCGATGTCTGAAGCACCCCGCAAAGTCTACGTCCGTGGAGCCGATGGGTTCCCCCTCAAGGGCACCTTCGTGTACCCCCGCCTGAACACCCCGGACACCAAGTTCAAGGCCGAGGGTGAGTACCAGGTGCGCGTCCGCGTTTCCGCCGAGGAGGCCCAGCCGGTGATCGAGAAGGTCGACGCGCTGGCCACCGAGGCTTTCGAGAACGCGAGGGCCGAGATCGAGGACGAGATCAAGGTAGCCACCGCTGCGAAGAAACCGGTGGGCAAGCTGAAGGAGAAGCTGGCCAAGCTGAAGTACACCGACAAGTGCTACAAGCAGGCACTCGATGACGATGGCAACGAGACCGGCGAGGTCGAGTTCAACTTCAAGATGACCGCATCGGGTGTCTCGAAGAAGAACGGCAAGCCGTGGTCGCGTGCCCCGCAGGTCTTCGATGCCAAGGGCAAGGAACTCAAGGGCAAGGCCATCCCCTCCATCTGGGGCGGGACCGTGGGCCGTGTCGACGGTTTCTACAACCCGTTCTGCACTGCTGTGGGTGCCGGCGTTTCGCTGCGCCTCGAGGCTGTGCAGATCATCACACTGCAGTCGGGCTCCGGCTCCGCCTCGGCCGCCCAGCGCGGTTTCGGCGTGGAGGAAGGTGGCTTCGAGGCCGAGGAGGAAGACGGCAGCCAGTTCCCGGCTGAAGAGGGTGGCGAAAGCACTGCTGATGGCGACGAGCGTCCGGACTTCTAAGGTCCGGGCACGCGCATTGGCTCACGGATACCGCTCCGGTCTGGAAGAGGAGGTCGCTGACCAACTCTCCCGGGCCGGGGTGGCCTTCGAGTATGAGCCGAAGCACGGCAAGATCCGATACACCAAACCGGCCCGTGACTCAACGTACACCCCCGACTTCCCTCTCAGTGACCTCGGGTTCATCGTTGAGACCAAGGGCCGTTTCACCGTCGAGGACCGGCAGAAGCACCTCCTGATCAAGGAGCAGCACCCGGACAAAGACATCCGCTTCGTGTTCAGCAACAGCAGAGCACGCATCTCCAAACAATCCAAGACCACATACGCCGACTGGTGCTCCAAGCATGGGTTCCTCTATGCCGACAAGCGCATCCCGGCCGAGTGGCTCAACAGCAAGTGAAACCTGAAGACGTGAAGTACATCGTCGTTCACTGTTCGGCCTCATTCCCGGACGTGAAGACGGACATCAAGACCATCGACGCCTGGCACCGGGCCCGTGGTTTCCTGAAGGTGGGCTACCACTTCGTGATCAAGACGGACGGCACCGTGCAGGAGGGTCGCCGGCTGGACGAGGTGGGTGCCCATGTCCAAGGGTTCAACGACCGGTCCATCGGCATCTGCCTCATAGGCGGGGTCGAGAAGGACGGCAAGACCCCCTCGGACAACTTCTACTCCATCCAGAAGACCCGGCTGGCGGACCGCGTGGCCCGGCTGAAGCTGATGTTCCCCAACGCTGAAGTGTTGGGCCACCGGGACCTCCCCAACGTGAAGAAGGCCTGCCCCTCTTTCGATGTTCGGAAGTGGTGGGCCTCCCTCCAAACCCACAAGGACGAGAACTGACATGAATCCAATCCCCATGCGGGTCGAGAACGGCGAACTGCCGCCTGACACTACGCCGGAACAGCTCGAGCAGATGCAGAAGCAAGCCGAGGCCCGCGCCTACTTCGAGGCCCTGCCGTGGCACAAGAAGTACGCTTTGACGATCAAGGCCGCCATTGCTGTGAGGCGTCCCCAGTTTCAGGGCCGTGTCCCGCAGGGGATCGGGTTGCGTGCTCAGGCCCGGGCTCAGGGCTACAGCAACCAGAAGCACATGGCCCGTGAGTGGCACAAGGCCCAGCAGGAAGCCGGGGTAGTGCCGGCATGACCGAGAAAGCCGCAGCCGCCCCGGAGCCGGTGGCGTGGATGTATCAGAACAAGGAAACGGGAGGCGTCATACCGCTGATGCAACGAATCAAAAGCGATGAGCGATATGTGGAAACGCCCCTTTACACCCACCCTGACGAGCGGGTCGCCATGCCATGCGGTCATCCAACTTCAATGCTGCTCAAGAGCGCGGAAACCGGTAATTCGCTGTACTGCGAATATTGCGAATGGCTTGCGGGGTATTGCGACGCCGCAAAGGAGAAATGACATGCAAAACAAATACGACACGCCATGCCCACGCTGCGAAGATTTTGGTCGGAGGCTTACCAATGCTGAGAAAGAATTAGCGGAGGCGCGGGCCTATGCGCACAACTTGGCTATATCAATTTACGGCCAACATTACCTTGACGAATCCCCCAATTGGCGACCGTTGCCTGATCTTTTTGGGTTGCTTACGCAAATCGACAACATGTATGCGGGATTACGGAACGACCTTGCTGCCGCAGAGGCAGAAAACAAGCGGCTTGTTGGTGGATACCTTATTGGGCGCATATCAAAGGAGGGCAACAAATGAAGCTGATCGCACTCACAGGCAAGGCCGGGGTCGGCAAGGACACGGTGGGGGCCATCCTCCACCGGCACCACGGGTTCTCCACCCAGTCCTTTGCCGGGCCCCTGAAGGCCGCCCTCGCTGACCTGCTCGAGGTCCCCCGTTCGCTATTCGAGAACCGCGAATGGAAGGAGGCCCCCCTGCCCGACCTCGGGGTATCCCCGCGTCGCCTTGCTCAGACCCTCGGGACAGAGTGGGGACGCGAGATGATCCACCCGGACCTTTGGGTGAAGCTGGCCGCACGCCGCTGGGAGTCCTACAAGGCCCGGGCGGAGTTCGCGTCCAAGCAGTTGGGTCCCAACTTTCCCGGCCTTGTGTTCACCGACTGCCGTTTCGACAACGAGGCGGACTGGGTGCGCTCCGAGGGAGGCATCGTGATCCACGTTAAGCGGATCAACGTGGCCGAGGTCGAGGCCCACAAGAGCGAGGCCGGGGTCTTCCGGGCACCACGGGACCACGTGATCATCAACGACGGGACCATCGAGGACCTCAAGTCCGAGGTGAACAGTCACCTCCTAAACATGCAGCACTGACACCATCTCACAGGAGCATCTACACCATGACCCAAATCCAGCGCATCAAGAAGCACTTCGAGGACGGCAAGACCCTCACCCCGCTGCAGGCCCTCGGCCTGTACGGCACGTTCCGCCTGGCGCACCACGTGTGGGTGCTCCGTGAGAAGGAGTCCATGCCCATCAACACGCGCATCAAGACCGACGAGAACGGCCACCAGTACGCCGAGTACTACCTCGGCAAGGTGCGGATCGAGGACCCCTTGGGATACGACGATACGACCGGGGTTACCAACGGAGGAAACCTATTGCTCGACGAGTACGTGGCGGAGGCGGCATGATGATCATAAAGACGTTTCCCCGCATGACCACCATGGGTGCCGCTTTCGTTCGCGCCGCACCGGGCCCCCGCAAGCTGACCAGCATGTGCGTCCACGCTCTCGAGAAGGGTGGCCACATCGTCCGGGTCCGCGAGTGGAATGCCTCGCTGTCCTACGGCACGGCCCTCGCCCTGAAGAAGCAGGGGGTCCTCGTTGGCTAAGGGGCCCTGCCCCAAGTGCCCCAGCAGTGACGGGTTTGAGACCTACCCGGATGGACACGGCCACTGCTTCGTCTGTGGCCACCACACCCCGCCGGGTAGCGCCACCCACCCACCCAAGGAAAGGAAACCCCCAGTGTCCCTCGACCTGATCACCGAAGTGTCCCTTGAGGGGCTCCCGAAGCGCGGCATCAGCCAACGTACCTGCGAGAAGTGGGGCTACGGCCTCGGGCAGGACCGCAAGGACGCGTGGGTGCAGGTCGCCCCGTACTACGAAGGCAACGAGATGGTGGCGCAAAAGCTGCGCTACCCGGACAAGTCCTTCAAGTTCATCGGGGAACCGAAGCGTGCAGGCCTGTTCGGGCAGCACCTGTGGAAGGACGGAGGCAAAAAGCTGGTGATCACCGAGGGGGAGATTGATGCCCTCACGGTGTCCCAGTTGCAGGACAACAAGTGGCCCGTGGTGTCCGTGCCGAATGGCGCACAGGGGGCCCCGAAGGACTTGGCCAAGCAACTGCAGTGGCTCAACAAGTTCGATGAGGTTGTCCTGATGTTCGACAACGATGAGCCT